CTGCTGCTGGAGCAGGTGCTGCTGGAGCAGGTTCTTGCCAACCTGTATCAGTTGTAGTTTCAGCTACTGGTGTTGGTGTTGGTGCTGGTGCACTCTGACTTACAGCAGTTGCTTGTGGTGATGCTGCTTTTTGCGGATCACCTGTACGTGCTGCCATGCCTGCTGGACGGAAGTAATTACTCCAACGATCTGGATCATATGCTTCGCCATCAACACTTGCTTCAAACATTTCTGCAAGAACTTTCTGTGCCACTTCGTCTGGCTTTTTAGGAAGGAAGTCATTGAGATTAAACAAGCCGTGTGTATTTACTGCTGCCATCTCTGCATCACCAAGTGGACGCTCTCTACGTGCCCAATTACTTGCGCCGTAATCTGCGTATCCGCCCTTAGTACCTTTTGACAAACGGAAGTCTACACCAGCAGTATAATCTGTTGGCAATTCTTCCATGTCTGGATCCATTAAGGCTGCTTTGATCAATTGGAAAATTTGTGGACCAATAATAAAGCGTCGAATTGGATTCTCTGGTGCTTCTTCACCAATTGGATCTTCAGTCACAAACCCTTGAAAGATGTATGAACGTTTCTTCCAATACTTACGACCCATATCTTCAAGACTTGGATCTTTAAACCAGCCACGTACTTCTTGTAGAATGTTGCAGCTTTCGCCATACATTTCCATACACGGAACTTGTACTTGTACTGGACGAGAACTTGTGTCTCCTTTTACTCCACTAAATGGAAGTTTAATCATCAAACGCTCTTTCCAAAAGAAAGTATTGTCTTGATCGCCATCAGGAAGGAAACGTAGCGTTGCTTGCTCGCCTTCTTTCATATTCCAAAATGGGTAAATTGCGTTGTCGCCTCCGCCTGTGCGTTGACCGCCTGCGCCGGCTTCTTGTTCTTTGAGCTTTGCTCGGATTTCTGCTAATGATGCCATAGTGCCTTTTCTCCTATATGTTATGCCTATGTTAGAACAACTAATATTGCTCTTGTGCCTGTTTGTGTGTAGCACTATTACATACTACACTGTTAGTTATGACTTGTCAACTATTATTTTGACAATATTTTCAAATAGTTAGCTGATTAATTTAAACCAGCTAACTTTAGAATATCTTGAGATTCGTTATCTTGTGATTCACCCATAGATTGTATATCTTGCTTTACAAAATCAATAATGAATTTGGGTTCGTATCTAGCAGCTTTCATTAGTCTTGCTGCATGAGGATTATCAACTGAACCTGCCATTGCTTGCTTAATCAAGCTCATCTGCTGTTGAGCGTTTTTCATTGTTTTGTTGCCACCGCCCATTTTTTGGATTTCTCTGCTCATATTGATTAACTCCATATAGAGTTCTAGCAAGAATTTGCCGCCTTGTTGTCCATTGAATGGACGATTGGGATCACTTGCTATTTTATTTTTAAATGCAAGGTTTTCGTATCTTTGAGAAATTTTCATTGCTTTTTTCACAAAGTCGTCGGGTTTTACACCTTGGGCGCCAATCATGCGACTTAAAAAGTTTTCTTCTACTTCTACTTCGCCTAGTTTTTTCTGTTGGTATTTTGTATACGCTTGGCCTAGACGTTCTATGAACTGACTTGCTGGCTTGATATATTGATCACCATAGTCTTTCTCTACACTGGTCAATACTGCTGTTTCGCCTTTTGGAAACTTGCCTGTTTGTCTATCAAAATAACTTAGAATAAATTCGCCTAATGGTGTTTTTTCTTTTTCGATTACAATATCATCTTCGTCTTTATCTGGATGAGGAATTGTGTCACCTTTTTTCTTGCCATTCATTTTGGCTTTTGCTACAGCACCTGAGTATGCATTGCCTTCGTCTGTTTCGTCATCAGTTAATACTGATACCATATCGTCGCCGTTGTTAAGGCCGCCCTTTTTAATCTTTACATTATCTTTACCAAACTTTAGTATTGCGGCTTTTGGATCCATTGAAGTTTGCTTCCAACGCTTTTCTGAAGAACCTTCAACTTGCGCACTAAAGTTATCTGCAAACTGACCTAACATTTTATCAAATGCTACATCAATTTGTGACTCGGTATTCATTGATGCTGGTTCGTCCATATATCTAAACTTTAGCATTTGCAATGTTCTCGAATCGCCACCATCTACTAATGCGCCTAAGTTTTTTAAATATTCCGCTGCTTCTGTATCGCCATTATCAGCTGCTTGTTTTAGTGCTTGTCCTAATGGACTATTTCCAGCACCTAATTTTTTATATGCTGCATATCCTGCTGCACCGGCAAGTCCTAGTAAACCTATAATAACAGGTAGAGCTTCGTCAACTCTTGCTTCAATTACTATATCGTCAAAGTTTAATTCTGTAGGTTTAGAAGTTTCGCCGATTAAATTATAAATGTATGGAAACACATCTTTTAGTTCTTCGTTAAATTGTTTTACTGTTAATTGATCAATCCAACTATCTGCAATATCCTCTGGCACAACTGTTTTTTCAGTTGGTTCAAAATTTTCAAATGCTTTTGTATAATTTGATGACTTTTGGAGACTTTGAACAGTTTTACGTACAGTTGCAATTCGTTCATTTACAGTTTCCATATGCTCAGATAAACTTTCTGCCATTACACTACTACGACCCATGTATGTTTTGAACTTGCGGAGATTTGAAAGTTCTTCACTCATGCTTGTAATATGTTTGCCAAAGTCATCAAACGGATGCCCGCCTTCACTAACATGAACAGCCATTGCTCTTGCACCTGCAAGATGTTTGAAAGGATATTTAAATTTTTCACCTTGTGCATTTTCTACAAAAAGAGATCCAATTTTTTTAGTTCTGCTTTCGCCTTCTTCTATATTACCCGTATGCCTAATACTTAATTTAGCATTACCAATACGTTGATAACTTGTTTTATTAGTTCCACGTAATGCTGATTCATTCATTTTTGTTTCTCCGCGATTTGTTGCCATATAGCTATAATCTCTTTGAGTAAAGTTACTCTTATTAATATCTCTAACTTCAAAATTTAGTAAACGCTTTTTTGCAAATACTCGTACACCTTTTAAAAAATTGTACCATTCTTCTTGTTCTGTATAACCTACTTCTTCGGTAAAATCTTTATTATACATAATTGTGACACCAGACTTTTCATCTAATGTGACACTAATTTTACCTAATGTATTTCCTAAACTTTTGAAATCAAATTCATAAAAACGGGCCATAGCTGGCTCATTTGTGACATTACCGTCGCCGTCACCGATAGTGACACTAGGAAAGCGTCCTCTAATTTCATTAAAAAGTTGTTCTGCTACTACGTTTAAATTTCTCATTGTATACTATTTATCAATAACTGCTACTAACAAAGATCGGCATTGGCATTTCGTAATCTTCTTCATGCTCAATTTGACTAAAGGTATTATACACTGCTGGATCCCAATCCTTCATTACTGTCATTACTCTAAGTGTAAGTAAAAGACTACTAACTAAATCATCGTGGTGTCCGGGTTTTGCTTGAAAACTACTACCTGATGCAATGTATGCTTTTAACTCACTAAGTAGTGCTTTGCTGCGTACAGTAAGTTTATCATTTTCGACCATTGTTTTTAGTCTTGCACATGCAGTTGTTTTACTACTGTGCGTTGTATTAAAGCCTTTTCTAAATTTTCTTACGTGACCTTTTCGTATAGGTTCACTTATAAACAATCCTGGAATATTTTCCTCTCCAAAATCATTGATTACTAATAAGGCTGCTTCGCCAATACCGTTGTTTTCAACACTCCAATATATGTTGCTAGACGTTTTCATTTCATCTGCAAGATACTTGCATACATCTGCAAGTACTCTAACTTGTCCTGGTATTGCAGTTGTATTATGCTGCCATTCTCCAACTTGTTCGTATGTGGGCAATTCTATAATTTGTATTGCTGCATAATCTCCGCCAGTGCCCATACTAGGATCTAATCCTATTACATATGATTTTTTTGCATCAGGTTTTTTATACCAACGCACTTGTCCCATTCTTATAATAGGATCCTTGCCTTCCATAGATGCAAGTTTAATACTATTGATTAGTGTTTCGTCAAATACTAAGAATTCACAACCATATTCTCGACGGAATTTTTCTTCACCAATCCGGCCAATTTCTTCTTTTTTCCACGCTTCGTCTCTGTCTGGGTGCTCGTGCCATTCTGCAATAAAACTATGAAATCCGTTTATGCCTACATCTTGTTCTTCACCATGTTCGTCAAACTTTTGTTCTGCTTGTTTCCAAATAGTAGCAAATGTATCTTCGTCACTGTTAGGTGTACTAGTAATAATAGCACGACCACCAGTTGCTAGTGTAGGCGAAATACTAGTCCAAAATTCTTCTGCAATGTTAGGCATAACAAATGCAAACTCGTCACAGTATAATAGCGAAATACTCATACCACGTCCTGTGTTGCCTGTTGTTGTTTGACTTACAATACGACTTCCATTTTCAAACTCAATACTGCCTTTGTTATAACTTGTGACACCTGCTCTAATATGATCTGGACAAGTTTCGTACACAAAGCGTATGCGTGACATAATCTCCTGCGCACCTGTGTATTTGTGTGCAGCAATAAGAATAGTTTGATCTGGATTAAACATTGCAAACCATGCTAGATAGATTGCTGCACATGTAGTCTTACCTGTTTGTCTAGGCATCATATTAATGTTGAATCTAAAACTATGATAACTATCCATTAACCCTAGCTGATATTCATAAGGATCAAACAGTAGTTTGCCTTTAGTTGGGTGTTGTATATAAGCAAACTTACGAGAAAAATGTAAGTATCCTGTATCCGGATCCATGCAGGCCAAAAGGTCTGCTATTTGTTCTTCTGTAAATGTTTCTTTTCTATTCGCCTTTTTGATTAAGACGCCGTCTAATGATGCTGCCATATTGTATTTAACCAAAAAAATAGCGCCCGAAGACGCTATTGAGTTGGGGGGATGTATTACTGTTTTCTTTTAGCTAATGCTGCAAGCAATTGTGATTTGATTGTTTCTTCTAAATCTTCACCTTCAGTGTTCATAGGGTTATCACCGCCTGCTGTTGCCGGATACGATCCTTTTTCTTTATGCAAGTCGTTTCCTGCTGGTATTGCATCACTAACATCACCTGCATTTGATCTCATGTATTCGTCATCTGGTTCTGTAGTTGCATCGGCAAAGTTTCCGTCTATGTCTTCTTGTGCCATTTCTTCTTCAGGTGCCATTAAACGAATCATATCGCCCATTTCTGGTTCGCTTGGTTTACTACCACAGCCTCCCATTGGCTGACTTGGTCCATGCATTTTACCGCAAATTGGACAAGGCTTAGGACCAGGATTAATATCATCCGGCTCTACCATTTTGGCACCATCTGCACCTGCTAATTGCATCATGCGGAGTATTTCTGCTACTTCGCTTGCATCTGCACCGTTAATGTTGATGCTTGCTTCGTCTAGTTTCTTTTTCATATTTACTCCTGCTAGATCTAATATCCTTGACTCTTCCATATCGTCAATTGTTTTGTATTTTATTCTTGAAAGCAATGCTCCGGTATCTGCATTGGCTGCTCCTCTGCCTCTAGGCATTCGAGGAATTGAATTAATATCAATTATACCTGCACGTGGATTGTCTGTTACTCTGCCGCCACTTACTGTAATACCAAATACTTCTTCGTAAAAATCTCTCCACTCACCTCTTTGCCAAAAGTCATCTGCTTGATTTTTTGCATCAACTAACATTCTAAAAAGGTCGCCATCAAATTCTTCTATTTGATCATCAAATTTTTCTTGAGCTCCTGGAGACAACCTATCTCTAATAGTGTCTGCTGCCACACGTCCACTTGGAGCAGGTTCTGTAGGTTCTTCAGGTTCTGCTGTTGGTGTTTCACCTTTGGTATCTAGTCTGCTTGTTGGTTCTGCGCCAGCACCAAAATCTGCTTCTGGTGGAGGAGTCTCATCTGCATCTGCGGTTCTTGGCGGTTCAGGTGCTGTGTCAGGATCAGGTGCTGCTTCTGGCTCTGGTGCTGGAGAAGTTTGCGATGAAAGTCTATCCATTAATGCTGCTCTAGTTTCTGGGCCAACTACACCGTCAACTTGAATTCCAGCTTCTTGTTGAAATGCTCTGACTGCTGCTTCTGTTTTTGGACCAAATATGCCATCTTGTTCATCTCTTGCCATGCCCAATGATTGCTGAATACTTTTTACATCTGGCCCTCTGCTACCATTACGTAAATTACCATTAGGTGTTGTTGTTGTACCTGTAATATTAGTATTTGGTGTAGGATTTGCTGCTGCTGGCTGTGCTGCTGCT